AGCTAGACGAGGTAATGCCATGGAAGAAATTTAATTCTAACATGGCAATATCCGTTGAGTATGACTTGGAATATTAATGCGGAGTATATATGACTTTATCGTAAAGCCTATAGGCAAAAGATACGATAACGAGGTTAAAGTTGGAGATCATACCCTTGTAACAAATAGCTCCATAGAAAGTTTTAAACATGTCAATAATATTGCCGAAGTAATTGAAACACCTGCTGCATTTGCAACACCAATTAAAAAAGGCGATCTAATTGTAATACATCATAATGTATTCAGGGTATTTTATGACATGAAAGGAACCAAAAAGAATAGCAGGTCGTTTTTAAAAGACGGATTGTTTTTTTGCGGTATCGATCAAGTGTATTTATACAAGACAGATAAAACTTGGAAATCATTTGGTGATAGATGCTTTGTTGCTCCGGTCAAAAATAAAGACGTTTTAAGCAGCGAAAAAACAGCTGATCTTATTGGTATACTGAAAATAGGTAATAGCTCCTTAAAGAGCGCTGGAATCAATCCAGGGGACATAATAGGGTTTACACCAGGTAGCGAATGGGAATTTGTTATAGACAATCAGATTATGTATTGTATGAAATCAAATGATATTGTTATAAAGTATGAACTCGATAGAAACGAAGAGGAGTATAATAGCCGCTGGGCGCAAAGCAATTAAAGAATTAGTAAAGGTAGCAGAGGAAAAGATCGTTGACTCAGAAGAAGATATATCAGCTGACAGACTTAAAAATGCTGCCGCAACTAAAAAGCTTTGCATATTAGATGCCTTTGAAATATTAAATAGAATACAGGAAGAAGAAAGCATGATTGATGAAGCGACTAAAACTTCAGATAAACCTGTATTTAAAGGCTTTGCGGAAGGGAGATCTAAATAATGGCTTACGAACAGGAACTATATAGTATAGTCAAAGACTATATTAGGCCTCAAGCGATTAAGAAAAAAAATCGCTACGCTAAATGGGTTTACGGTTATGACAAAGAACACGACGTTGTTGTCATAAGCAAAACCGGTAAAATAGGAGATATATATTTAATTGGCGGAGTGCATATTGCATTACCGCTATTACAGGATAAACCTGATAAAGGAGAAAACAAGTGGAAAGCGAGTGAGTATCCAAAAGAATTAAGCAAGATAAAAAGCGAAGCCGATTGGATTAAATATCCAAATGCTTTCAAAGAAAAGTGGTATGGGTATATTGATGAGGAGTTTAATAGGCGTGAAGAAGGCTTTTGGTTTTATAACAAGGACAAGCCTACTTATATTACTGGCACTCATTACATGTACTTGCAGTGGTCCAAGATTGATGTTGGGCAACCTAACTTTAGAGAATCAAACAGATTATTCTACTTATTCTGGGAGGCTTGCAAGGCAGACAGCAGATGCTACGGTATGTGCTACCTTAAAAACAGACGATCGGGATTTTCTTTCATGGCTTCCGGCGAGACCGTTAACCAAGCAACAATATCTTCGGATGCTCGATTTGGTATACTGTCCAAATCTGGACCCGACGCAAAGAAAATGTTTACAGACAAAGTTGTACCAATATCGGTTAACTATCCATTCTTCTTTAAACCAATACAAGACGGAATGGATCGACCCAAAACAGAATTGGCGTACAGAGTACCCGCTTCAAAGTTTACAAGAAGAAAGCTCGATTCAAATGCCACACCAGAAGAAATCGTTGGTCTCGACACCACGGTTGACTGGAAAAACACGGGGGACAACTCGTACGATGGTGAAAAACTAAAGCTATTAGTGCACGATGAAAGTGGTAAATGGGAAAGGCCTACAAATATACTTAATAACTGGCGAGTAACTAAAACTTGTTTAAGATTAGGTAGCAGGGTTATTGGCAAGTGCATGATGGGTTCAACGTCAAATGCTTTGGATAAAGGCGGTAAAAACTTTAAAAAATTATACGATAGTTCCGACGTAACAAATAGGAACAAAAACGGTCAAACTAAAAGTGGTTTATATAAACTGTTTATACCAATGGAATGGAACTATGAAGGTTTTATTGATCAATACGGTTGGCCAGTGTTTGAAACACCGAAGAAAGAAGTTATAGGGCCTCAAGGCGATATTATAGAAGAAGGCGTTATTAATCATTGGGAGAACGAAGTAGAAGGTTTAAAAGACGATGCGGATGCATTGAATGAGTATTACCGCCAATTTCCAAGAACAGAACAACACGCATTCAGAGATGAATCAAAGCAATCTATATTTAACTTAACAAAAATCTATCAACAGATAGATTATAATGAGGAGTTAAAAAACAGCACGATGGTTACGCAGGGTAACTTTCAATGGAAAAACGGTATTAAAGATACTGAGGTTATGTTCTATCCTAATAAAGACGGTAGATTTTATATAACTTGGGTGCCGAATCAAGAACAACAGAATCATATAATAATAAAGAATGGTATCAAGTACCCTGGAAACGAACATATTGGAGCTTTTGGCTGTGACAGTTACGATATTAGTGGTGTTGTTGGCGGCGGAGGCTCTAACGGAGCACTTCATGGATTAACAAAGTTTTCAATGTCTGACGCACCGCCTAATCATTTTTTCTTAGAGTATATTGCAAGGCCTTCAACAGCTGAGATGTTTTTTGAAGATGTGTTAATGGCCATGGTATTTTACGGTATGCCTATACTTGCAGAGAATAACAAACCGCGATTACTTTATTATATAAAAAGAAGAGGTTATAGAGGTTTTAGTATCAACAGACCGGATAGAACGTATAATAAGTTATCAGTTTCGGAAAGAGAAGTAGGCGGAATACCTAATTCAAGTGAAGATATAAAGCAAGCGCACGCGTCTGCTATTGAAACGTACATAGAGGATTTTGTTGGAGAAAAGGTTGATGGATATGGTGATGTATATTTGCAAAGAACATTGCAGGACTGGGCTAAATTTGATATAAATAACAGAACAAAGCATGATGCTTCGATAAGCTCAGGATTAGCTTTAATGGCTTGTAACAAACACAGATATACGCCTAAGTCTACTATAGAAAGAAAAGTTTATTCTTTAGGATTTAAAAAATACAATAACGAGGGAACTACTTCAAAAATAATATAATAAATGAATGTAAGTACAAATACTAATAGCCCATTTCCTGATCAGGTAGTTAGCGATGCTGAAAAAGCGACGTTAGAATATGGATTACAGGTTTCACGAGCTATTGAGCAGGAGTGGTTTAACTATGGCGGTGCCGGGTCGAACAGATATGCTGCTAACTGGAATAACTTTCATAACCTTCGGCTATATGCTAGAGGAGAACAAAGTGTACAGAAGTACAAAGATGAGTTAGCTATTAATGGTGATTTGTCTTATCTTAATTTAGATTGGAAGCCAGTTCCAATACTTTCAAAGTTTTCAAATATAGTCGCTAACGGCATTACGCAAAAGCAATACGATATAACATCTTATGCGCAGGACCCGGAGTCATTAAAGAAAAGAACAGACTACGCAGATAATATATTATTTGATATGAACACTCGTGAAGAGCGAGCGATGGCTTCCGAGCTAATAAATGTATCTTATAAGAAATCCCCTTTACCTGAAGGTTCTTTACCGGATTCTTTAGAAGAAAGAGATTTGCACATGGAGCTGGCCTACAAGCCTGCTATTGAGATAGCTGAAGAAGAGGCTATTAATACAGTGCTAGCTACAAATGAATATCACTTGACTAGAGCTAGGGTTAATCAAGATTTGGTTAACATAGGGATAGGTATGACTAAAACGTCATTCAATCCAGCAGAAGGTATTGTGGTCGATTATGTGGATCCCGCTTATTGCGTATGGTCATATACAGAGGACCCAAACTTTGATGACATATATTATGTGGGTGAAGTTAAATCCATAACAATACCAGAGCTTAAAAAAGAATTTCCTGATATATCTAATGAAGAATTAGAGCGTATACAAAAGTCTCCGGGTAATCGTAGACTAATAAGAGGATTCGAGAATTACGATTATAATACAGTACAAGTATTATACTTTGAATACAAAACATATACAGATCAAGTATTTAAAATAAAGAAAACAGACAATGGCTTAGAAAAAGCTATTGAAAAAACCGATCAGTTCAATCCTCCGCCAAATGACAATTTTGACAGGGTATCAAGATCAATTGAAGTATTGTATGAAGGAGCTAAAGTAATTGGCACCGACCTTATGCTTAAATGGGAATTGTCTGAAAATATGACTAGGCCACTAGCAGATACTACAAGAGTTGAAATGAGTTACTCTATAGCAGCGCCCAGAATGTATAAAGGCGTTATACAATCGCTTATAAGCAAATGTATTGGATTTGCCGATGTTATACAATTGACACATTTAAAAATTCAACAGGTACTATCTAGAATGGTTCCTGATGGTGTATTCTTAGATGTCGATGGCCTAGCCGAGGTTG